ATTCTGTAAGCGTTAGTACCCACACAGACAACAGATACAGCGTCATAACGCTGACCAATGCGGTAAGCGGTTCCAGCGGTTCCTCGACCTGCAAGGCTAACGACTGTGCCATCCCTGGTGATCGTGACAGTTCCGGCACCATCCTGCAAGATGTCAATACGCTCGCCAGCCTCAAAAGCTGTGCCAGTTCCAAAGGTGACTGTTGAGTTGGCTGTGCCACTCATCACTAGGGTCTTGTAGCGATCAGCGGTTGCCACAGTTAGAGTTGTGGCTGTTGAGCTGGTAAGTGTGACCTCGTTGGAGAGATACAGGTTTACATCAGCGGCTGCTAGGACTTCACCAGCGGTAAAGGTTTTTCTTGGCATAGGGTTCCTTTGTTGTTGTTTTTAGTTTACTACTCGTAGGCAAGGCGGTCATTGTCTAGCTGGCCCAGCACAGCGTCATCAAGGATAAAGATGGCAAAGTCAAGGCGTTCTAGGGCAAAGCTAATGTTCTTGCTACCTGGGTTCCAGTCATGGTTGATACCGATAATCCGGCAATACTGCTCAATGGCTGGGGGTATGTCAGAAGGCTCAAACCTGACCAGCACAATGTCGCCAATCTCAAGATCCAGCACCTTGTCCTGATTGACAGTTGTAAGGGTGTCTAGAACAACAGTGACAGTCTGGAAGCGATACTGTGGCTCTTTGTATCTGGCAAGCAAAAAGTCGGCAAGGAACTGTAGCTGGCTAGGGTCTTGGATAAGTAGCCCTGACTGGTTTAGGACTCGTGGGCCGTAAAGGGCTTGTGAGTCTGCATCCTCGGCAAAGGCTTGCTCAGGGAATAGGTCAGCGTTTTCAAGGGTAATTCGGTTGTAAAGGTTTTCTGAGCCGTAGACAATGTTGACATCAGCAAACTGAATACCTTGGTAAACACCTGCAACAACCTCATCGGTGAATACAAGGTCAGGGGTGTTAGGTACAGCGTTTCGCTCTCGATAGGTAATCTTGCCGTCTTTGGCTAGGAACAGTGTGCCGAACTCTGAGTTGGCAACTAGCTGTAGGTATTCAAGGGTGCCTGTGCCCTCAGCAACATCCGTATCTAGCATGACTGAGTTTCCAGCGTCAATGTCACGAGCATTGGCTGGCCAGTCAACTTCTGGTCTGTCTAGGACTGTGTTGATTCTGGCACCGGACAACTCTGAGTCTGGGGTGAACTCATCAAGGGCTGAGTTAGTCAGGACCGAGAAGGCATCTGATACAGAGATCTGCACAACCGACTGCTTGCCTGGCTCATACTGAATGTCAAAATCGTCAATGAAGCCAACAAAGACTGGGTAGTCATTGCTAGAGATGATGACAGTTCGGCGAGGAACTAGCTGGCCGTAATAAGGTCCGTCAACATACAGAGGGTCAAACCGTCTGTCTGAGTTGTCAACAGTGATAGAAACCACACCAGCGTCAATGCGATCTAAAGCTTCGTTCTTGCCTCGCCTTACCTGGCAGGTGACAAGTCTGTCAGTGATGTCAAATAGCCTTGTGCCGCCGAGTGTGAACTCTGTGTTGTCAAGCACACCCCTTGTGCTGCTGTCCAAAACAAAAGCAAAAGGATCTCTCTGGCCAAGGTCAAGACCTAGCTCAAGCTTGACTGATGGGGCTGGCACTATGCACCCTGCCAAACAGCACCAGAGGTACGCTCATAAGCCTTGATAGCGTCAACAATGGCCTTACCGATAGTCGAGCCTGAGCCAACACCGCCGTCAACATTTATGTTGTAGACAGTCTGCTGTGCCTCTCGGTTGAACAGAGCGTTAGTTCCTGTTTCTGCTATCTGGCTAGATAGGGCACCAAACTCTGAGTAGCCAGCGTTGATAGCTGAAAGGGCACCTGCTCCACCCATCACAAGGCTTTCAGCCAATTTGGCACCTGCCATCGGACCAGCGGAGATGACTTGTTGTAGCAGTGCAGGGTTTAGTCCCATGCCTGAAAGCTTGCTCACATTGGCAGCGAAGGCCCTAAGCCTAACAAGTAACTTGTCCATGTTGCGAGTAATAGCATTTGTAGAACCACCTAATTGAGGCAAGTCAAAGGCACCAAGAATTGCGTTTTTGATTCCTGCAAAGGTGTTTTTTACCGACTCAAGGAATGAGTTGTAAACACGCTCACGCTCAGCAAGTGCAGCAGCCTCGGCAGCCTGAGCAGCCTTTTGAGCAGCGATTAGGTCAGAAGCAGCTTGAGCAGCGGCAGAAGCATCTCTGGCAGCATTCTCAGCAGCAACCCTATTTACTTCCCCGATTGTTCCTGCAAACCTAGTGTTTGCCTTGTTTACAATTTTCTCTCGTCTTTCCGCAGAAGCTTTGGTGACCTTAGTAATAAGTTCGTTAGCTTGTCTTAGGCCACCTTTGGTACTAAGCATTCCGTCAATGTAGCCTTGAGCAAAATTGAAGCCTTGCAGTGTACCCTGAGCAGTTGCTTTTTTGATGCCAAAAGTAATTGTTTGCTCAAATGTTTTAGAAGCTGATGCACCGCCAGTTGTAGGAGTTGGAGTTGGAGTTGCATTTTTGAGAATCTCATTAGCGTCAAACTCAGCCTTTTTAGCATCAAAAGCTCCACCACCAAATGAGCTTGCTACCTGTCCTGCAGTTTGTCGAATTAGTGTGTATGTAGTGGTTATCTCTTTAGGTATATTGTCTAGCTGTGTTTTGAGGACTGCCGCCTTACCACCTGCATACTCCAACTTACCTGCAAAGGTTGCAATACCTGATGCCGACTTACCAGCCCATTTTTCTGTGTTAGTAAAAGCTGCGACTAAAAGAGCAAGGCCTGAAATGATTGCAACAATAGGAATCAGTCTTAGGGCTGCTGAGAAAATTGTTGTTGCGGTTGTAGCTAGTTTTGTACCCTGCGTGACTTGAGCTAAAGACCACTTGTAAAGATCATTGGCAACTCTGGCAAATCCAATAACAACAGTCAGTGTTTTGTAGGCTGTATTTAGTGCAAACAAAACACCAATGGTTTTAGTAATTTGTTCGATGTTTGTGACAACCGTAGTTGTAAAATCAGCCACTGCGGTTATGACAGATTTCCAGTCAACTGCCTTTACAGCATCACTTAGCTTTTGCCCAAACTCGGTTGCAAGCTCTCTAACTGTTGGCATAATGCCTTCAAGCACTGGCAAAAGCTGTGTGCCAATCTCGGCCTGTGTATCTGCTACTTGGGATTGAAGCCTTCGCATACCGTTGGCAAGGCCGTCAGAAGTATTTGCAAAGTCACCGGCAGTCTTAGCGGTTTCTTGCATAAGCAAGCCAAATCGTGCTTGGACCTTTTCAGTAGCAGTTAGTTCTTTGCCAACTGCTGCGATACCGTTTTCTACTGCATAGGCTTTTACTTCTGTGTCAAGAAGGTTTACACCGAACTTTGCTAAAGGCTCTGTCTGCCCAGCAAGACCAGACCTAAACCTTTCGAGGGCTTCTGCTACACCACCCTTTAGGTTGTAAACCGAGGCAAAGTCAGCGGCTCTAGTTGTAAGTTCTTGAATGAACTTTGTTGTGTCCCCACCCTTGCCTACAATTCTTTCGGCAAATGATGAGAAGGCTACTGCTGCTTCATTGAACTCTGTTTTAGACAAGCCCAGGCTAGTGGCAGCGTTTTCTCCAAGGGCAAGTATGGATTTTGCTGATGAGCCAAATGCAACATTAACTGCGTTGACAGACTCGGAAAGGTTAGAGGCAGAGTTTACTGCTTTACCTAAAAATGCCCCTGCTGCTCCAATAGCAACACCAGCAACAGCAAAGTTTCTGCTTAGTGATCCAACTGAGTTCTGCAGGGTTGCAAAGCTGGCGTTGGCTTGCTTTAGGCCTTTAGGGTCAAAGCTGGTGAGGATGGGGATTCTAATTGCCATTAGCGAACCTTAAGTTTGTAGTTGATTTTCGCAGAGTATTTTTCAATAGTTTTCAGCATGTCAGCAGCTATGCCGTCAACCTTGCCAGCTAGGGCTGGGTAGATGTAGCGAGATGGGATGCCACCCAAGTTGTCGGTCATGCCCCTACCCTGTCCGGTGATTCGGTATTGGAAAGCTTGAGTTTGTCCACGCCTAACAACTTCCCTTGACCTGGTTGGCTTTTGTCTGCCTGAGCCACCTATGCGGCCTCGACCTTTGTATTCATAAGGCAAAGCAGGACCATGAGCCATAGTCTTTCTACCTGCCATGTCAGCTATTTCAAGACCTACTGCATCGCCAGGTGATTGAACCTGCAACCTGACAAGTGGGATTGTGGTGCTGTTTATAGCCCTGCCAAGTAGCAGTTGTGCACTAACCTTGGCACCAGCAAAGCGAGTGCGGCCATAGTGGTTCATCCCAGACAAAGGTGATGTTGTTGGCAGGTTTGACTTTATGGCTGAAACTGCTGGCTGTGCAATCTGTCTAATCTCTTTGCGAAGTTCTCTGATTGCTCCAGGTTCGACAGAATCCAGAAGTTGCAGCATCTCTTTGACACCTTCAACTCTTATTCTCTGGATTGGGGCAACCAACAAGACTCCTAGATCGGATAACTCTAACCATTCTACCCAAAAGAAAAACCCCCTTTTGGGGGGCTTATCTTTTAGGGCTTCGGCTTTGATTCTTGAAAATCAAATACCGGCTTATGGTCCAGAGCATCCGTTCATCGAGTTCTAACAACTCTCTGGGGCTTATGCCAGTTTCGACTGCCAGAGATGCTATGAACCAATGAGCTGATTGGTCACCTAGACCCTTTATGCTTTTGGGTCATCGGCGGCAGAAACGGATACAACTCCGTCAATCCACTCATCAAAGGTTTTAGCAGTTGCCTTGGTGCGTGTTTCACTTGCCCAAGCTAGGAAAAGCAGGTGAGTGATTTTGAGGTCTTTGTCTAGGTTGGCAATGGAGATGTTGAAGTTAGTTTCAAACTTCACCATGTCAGATGCTAAACAGGTGATCTCTTTGTTTTCACCAGGCTTGTCGCTGAACTCTACTTGTAGGTTTATTTTCATGCTCTTAGCTTACTATGCGGCTGAGGTTGCTCTGGTGACTTCACCAGATACAGGCCAGGTGACGCTTAGTGTAGCCAAATCTCCGGTAGCACCAGCGTAGGGCTGATACTGGGTGCACAACGCTACGAACTCGTACTGCGGATTTGTGGCTGAAACAGTGCCTGATGTTGGAGCAATCTTGACTGCAACTGTTGAACCCATAAGTGGGAACAATAGAGCGTCAACTGATCCAGCAGCAAAGTCCTGCATGAAGTCTAGGGATACTGATGCATCCCGAAGCCCGCCGATCCTTGTGCGATAGGTTTGCCCAAAGGCCGTAGTTTCGATTTCATCTGCAGTAATGTCTAGTGTCACTGAGTTGATGGATGAGGATAGGTTGGTTGTACCAACTGTAATTTTGTAGTCTTGGGCGTAAAACTTTGCCATTTATTTCTCCTAGTTTGCTATGACTGTGACTGTAAAGTCAGCAGCCAGGTATGTTGTGTCGCTGATGCTCAATGAACCAACTGAGTCCATTGACACTACTCGGCAGTCGTAGGCATTACCACCGAGAGTCTTATCTGATTCTACTGCACTTTTGACACTACTTGCCCCTGTGCTTATGTAGGCATCGAGCCGTCTTTGTGCTTCACGCTCGGCAGCTCTGCCAACGATGACTGTGACTGCAAAGTTATAGTTTGTAAGCCCCTTATCAAAGGCTCCGTCATAGGTGACTGACCTTAGACCGACAATGGCGATAGGTGGGTTGGGTAGATCAGGAACCTCAGCGGCTGTTCTAAGCCCTGGGATGGTTGCAAGATTAGCGGCTAGACCCTGCCTAATTAGGCTGATGCTCATTAGCCGAAGTTCCTCATGATCCTGTAAGGCATAAGTAGTTGCTCAACATCTGGGTCAAGGTAGCGACCAACTCGGATAGCTCCCATGTCGCCAAAGCCAGCAACACCTAGAGGTGAGTCAAGACGCTTGAAGA